CGGCACCACTCACAGTACCCGAAGCAGACAGAGTCGTAAATGAAGCGGGACCCGGAGTCAAACCCCCAATTGAAATATTATCGGCACTACCACCAGCAATAGTAGGGCTGGCAATCTGTGCATTAGAAAAAGTACCACCTGAATAGGAACCTCCCGTTACAATAGGAGTTGTCAAGTGGGAACTGGTAAATAAAACGGAAAGAGGTAACCCGGTATCAGTATTGCCCCCCTTGACCGCATAAAGTACGGACGAAGTGTCAGCACTACCAGATTGTTGTTGAAGTTGTAATACGTTCTGGCTTGCCATTCTAATCCTTAATTAAAAGCACCCGGATAGAAAACATCCGCATATTGAATCAACTTATAGCCATAAGGGCTTGGGTGTAGTCCATCAAGAGTTGTTACATTCTGAGATGCAGGGACACCATCCATGGCATTCCATTTACCACTGTTTGGAGCCGACTCTAGAATGGCTGTTACATCAAACACAGCCGATAAAGGTGTTGGTCGGCCTCGTAACCAATCATTCAAGCCCGTTCTAACTGAATTAGCTGTATCTACCGTTTGATTAGCAACTGTAGCCCAACTATCAGTGCTCGTTGTTTTGGGAAGAACGGTCTGATGACTAACCGGGATATTGAACAAGGCCCAACAGGATTGAAGTGCAGCTTGAATCGTTGCGAGACTTCTGCCCGCTGTAATATCGTTAATACCATAATTCAATGTAACATGAGTATGGTATTGCTGAAGAGCCAATCGCAATGTATTAGTTGCATTGAACTGCTGGACTGTATCACCATCAGTTCCAACATTCGTATAGGGATATACCATACCAATACCCCGACATGCCTGACCTGTTCCCCACGTAGCATAATCAGCAGGCTGTGCCGCCGTTGGAGTTACAGCTGTAGCATATACAGCATCATTCTGTCCTCGAACCCGACTATCTCCAATACATAGAATAGAGGGCACATTGCTTTGACTCAAGATAGCCAGAGGATAGATATTGAAGTTTGAGTTATTGTTATTCTGTCCAGTAACGGGAGCAGTGGCTGTAGTAATCAGGACAGTGGGATCAACGACATTCGAAGCCCATTGGGTTGAAGTCCATTGCCACAGGTTACTTTCAATATTAGGGGCAGTCGTGTAAGTACCATAAGGGGTATTATTTGACTGTGATACCTTCAATTGAGAGACGGGCATAAAGCCATCACCACCAGTAGACAAGCAGAGCATGTGTACCCAGAAAGCGGCTCCATTAGGAATCGCTACAGGAATTGCATCACTAACGACCGTAGTGCTAGCCGGAACAGCAATAAAGTTTGCGCCACTGAATTTACCAAGAGTAAAGGTTCCAAATGGATATTCAATCGCGACATAAAGATTAAAGGGAACAGCCCCACCTACTTCACCGGGGCTACCCGATTGTGCATACCAGTTCCCATAAACTACTTTTACACCTGTCGAAGCAACAATATTATTGCCTTTATTGACATGGTATGTACGGGACATCAATGCCGTAAGATTAGTAGAATAGGGCAGAGCATTCACTCTGCAACGTGTAGCAATGTTTCGTAATGTTTGTCCCTGTGGGGCCGAACTACCCCCAGGAATCATTGATACCCCGGAACCAGTAGAAATAGCCATGATACTTATCCTTGACCCGCCGTTTCAATCAATGTCATCGTTGCTGTACCAGTACCAGCAGAAACGTTCAATCGAACTGCGCGAACAGGGAAAGCATAGTTACCATCGGCATTGGCCGATAAAGAAGCCAATGTAGCATTATTAAACCACGTCGGAGTAACCGCCGTGTTATAAACATCATCAAAGGTATGTTGTACCGTGTACGTAACCGTACCACTCACAACCACACCAATCCCAACATTAAAATTCTGTGCCCGGAAATCCATCGGGATCACAGGTGAGTTACCAACACCGGTAACAGAAACAACAACTGGACGCATCCTAGATCTCCAGAAATGAAGAAGCAGGGCCGAAGCCCTGCGACTGATTATCGAACAAAGTCGATAGTGAAGTAGAACGGACCACCAGCAGTGGATGCCGTACCAGTTTCCGCATACGTTGCTTTAATCAGAATATCACCAGACGTAGTAGCCGCCGGAGCACGTTCCAGATTAAAGTAATTCGCACCTTGAACTTGAGCACTAGTCGTAGTACCCTTCACATCAACCGTACCAAGAGTTACCGTGGTGTTGGTTGCAAGAAAGGTTGCCGTCAGAGTAACCGTAGCCGTTGTACCAGCATTCGATGCCGTCGTTGGAAAGAACTTAACACCCAACATCGTCGAATCCGCTGCCAATACTGCAACTTTCGTAGCCGTCGTCATTGCCCGAGTAGCAGCAAAAGCAACCGTTACCAAGTCCTTACGGACCATGTTCAAAGCGTCAGGATATGCGGGATTCAGCGGAAAAACGTCATCAGCTTTAATACCCATGTGTATCTCCTATAGAGACAGGGGCCGAAGCCCCCATCGGATTAGACGCCTTGTGAGCCGTACAGCGCACGAGGATCAGTCCAGCCAAAGCTGTAACGCGACGTTGCCTTGAAGCGGGCATTTTCCGTATCGAAATCGTTATCCATTTCGAATTCATCACCACGCCGCTCGAACATCTTCATGCCATTAGCCACATCTGTGCGGATGAACCAAGCAAGAGGATTCGTGAAGTAGTGATTCAGAGCAATACCGCCCGGGAAACGACCCGTTTGACGTAGGGCGTTGATATCGTTGTTATCGGTACCAACCCGACGTTCCGTCTTCAGGATACGCTCAGCTTCGAACTCAAGTTGGATCGGAAGGATCAGCTTTTCCGGACGAACAGCAATACGCAGACCACGGTCGTTGGTGAAGTTAGCGATATCGATACACGCTTGTTCCAATGCCGCTTCCGAAAGGTCAGCAGCCGTACCAAGGATATTCGAGAACGTACCACCAGCAAACAACGGGTGAGCATTGGACAGCAACGAGACACCATCACCACCAACGTACGAAGCGTTGAACGCACGGTTATACACGTTTGCACCAACCACTTCCTTAGTTTGACGGACCGAGAACGCCAGACCTTGCGCCTTACGTTGACCCACTACGTCGTACTGGTCATCTTCCATGATTTCACGGGTGATGATAAAGCCCAGAGCATAAACGACGTGCGTGTAACGCGTGGTGAAGGTTTGTTGTTCCGAGTCGTACTGGATCGGTGCGCCTTCCGGCTTCACGTTTGCCAGACCAAACGAGGAAATACCAACGTCTTCTTCATACTGCTTGCGCGACGTGAATTTGTCGAAGAGTTTGTCCCATTCAACCGGGTACTCATCGTATGCCTTGCCGTACCAGGCATTTACGCCGGGCCAAAGTGCCTTTGCAAAGCTTGAACTATTAATAATACCAGCCATTTTTTAATCCTCCTATTAGACGCCAGCAGTACCAGTGCCACCAGAGAATTGATGGTTATTGATCATCACGAGGATCTTGTAATTAGCCGACGTGATATCATTATCCACCTTCTGGACTGCACCCATTACTTTCAGCGGAAGAGTTGCCGTCGTTGCGTACGACGTAACCGTAATACCCGACTGACCTGTCACCGTCGAACCACCAGCATCAGCAACCTGAGCATTGAGGTTCAAATCCGTCGGAGTCGGAGCGACACCCGATTGGACTTCATACACGGTATCCGGAGCATCAGCGACGAGCACATACATTGCCGTCGATGCCGGACGATATTGCGGGCTGTTCAGGTTAAGGGGATTAATAGAAAAGCCACATGCCACACCAACTGCGGCCGAATCGGTACCAGCGACAAACTTTGCAACACCCGGAGTACCACCAATCGACGGAACACCCGGAATCACAGTTTGGCCTTGCGTATCAATCGTCGCAGCCAGTTTCACCAAGTCGCCCTGAAAGATCGCAGTTGCATCAGATGCTGCCACGAAATAGCGGTTGAGTTGGCCATTCCACGGCGAACCATCCACATGCTTGACAGGACGAAGGCCGTTAATACGACTTACATTAGCCATTTAGATTTCTCCAAATAATTGTTTAGATCTCAATGGCTGGTATGAAATTACTTGCGACCAGAGCGGTCAACAACAATCTTCCCATATTCGCCATCGTTATAATTTGGGCGGAGGGTTTCTTCGTTTGCAGCGGCTTCTTTTTCCCAATGACGTTGATCTTCGTCAAACCATTCCTTCTTGATCTTCATCACATAAGCTTTCATGCCGGTACCACCATCGACTGTTACGCAGGCAAGACTGCCTTCGCCATGGGATTCTTCAGCACGGAAGTTACCCACGTCAACCTCATCGTTGGTACAAAGTTCCCAACCACCTTGTTTAAAAAGTGCAATGCGACCGGGGGTGTCATTGATAAACCGATATACAAAATTCGGATCTTTGCCAACCACAGCCAGTTTAGGACGGTATCCTACCGGAATCCGTGCCGGGCGCACACTCGTGGCCTCGTTATTCGTCTCGATGTTTGCGTTTCTGCGATTCATGTTGTCCTCTCGGCTTAACCTTGTTTGACAGCTTTAAGCTGTTTTAGGTACTCTTCACGGGTGATGTGACCACCATCCACAAGAGTTTTCATTACTTGCTTCTCTACATCACTCAACTCCGGTTCTGCATCACTAGCACGACCATTGCGGCTGGGAGCCTCAACAGCGCTAGCTTTTGCCCGGTTCGGGTTGGTGAACTTATCTTTAAACCGGCTTTTTACCTCTTTTTCCACTTCCTTCAGTACATCTTGAGGGGCCATTTCCCCTGCAAGTACAGCACCCAAACGATCTGCAAACTTGCGCATTTCAGGGTTGCTTTCATACCAAGGATTCTTGGAAACCCAATTCGTGAATTCAGGATGGACTTCAGGGACCACATTCTGAATTTGTTGGGCTTGTTGAATACGTTGTTGCTCTTTTACCAGATCGATCTGTTCGTCGATCTCTACAACTCGCTCTGCGTCACCTTCACTGAGGGCTTCTTTCTTTTGGGCCTTCAATTCGGCTACTGCTCGTTTGTATTCAATTTCGGCGATGCGAGCATTATGATCTGCCAAAGCTTTAATCGCACGGTTCTGTTCCTTCAGTTGCTTCGATTGAGATTCAATCTTGCGGAACAACTCACCACGACGAACAAACTCAGCAGCATCAATAAACTCATCATCCTCACCTTGGAATTCATCACGAGGAACCCAACCTTGGGAGATTGCTTCTTCTTGAACTCGGGAAAGGGGTTTTGCTTCACCCGGTACTTCCGTACCAGTATTTTGCACTTTAACTTCTTCAGTCATCTCTGATTACTCCTCTTCGTGTACTGCCAAAATGTCATCGTCGTTTAGAATTACGACTTCAATATCCCCATCTTTCACAACTTTACCGCTGTGGCGGGCATATGTAACAAGTGAACCAACCTTTACAGGAATCTCCAGATCATGCTTTTTTACATAATCTAGGAACGCTGTCGCCCCGATATTAAGCACGTAACCTTGGTCGATTTGGGTTTTATGGTACTTGGTTTCTTCGGTGACGCCTTTGACAAAGCCAAGTTC